AAGTTTTGTCCGCCAGGGAGAGTGGAGATTTCGGTTCCTCTTCCACCTTCACGCCTGGGAAGCCAGAAGTCTTCAAGCATTGCCATGTATTTTTTGTCATCACGGATCTCTCCTGTGTTTGCATCGTATACAAGTTTATTGCGATAACGCATCATTACGTCACGCAGATATTGTTCTGCTTTTACTTTGGGTAGATTGCCAACATCAATGTAGAAAATTCTACGTTCTGGTGCTCTGGATAATCTGTAGATAACCAGAGAGTCTTCAATCATGCGGAGTTGATTGACAGATTTAATAGCTTTATGAAGATATGAAAGTGTTGATCCTTTGTTTCTATCTACAAGACCTGAAGTGCAGTATGTAATTGCATCTCTTGCAATTTTAATTCCCTGGGTTGCTCCAGTTTGTGCTGGGTTACCAGTAGGATATACTGACTTTGGATTGTAAATAAAGTACTCTTCAATCTCAGGGAAGTCATAATCCATAGGATTATCACTCTTGAATCTAACTACAGAAGATGCTGCTTTATCCCCCGATAGTTTTTTCTGTTGTCTGACATAACGCATTTTCATTGCGTCAATATAACGCAATTCCTGAATACCTTCATGAGGATTCTTCAGGTCAATAATTTTATGATAATAGATACGACCATCAATATACCAGTTACGGTAAATTTCGTGTGCTTTTTTATCAAAATCTAGGAGGTCAAGAATATGCTTGAACTCTTTGCGAATTTTATTCTTAATACCATCACTGGCATTCAGATTTGACAGTTCAATTTCAACAGGGCTATCGTTTGAATCAGAAACAACTGCTTCATTTACAATATCTTCAATAGCACTATCTGCTTCTGGATGCAGTGCGATTTCACGATATCGTTTGATTAAATCAAATTCCGTGCGATATACACCTTCAATATCTACATATGAACCAAAAAAACCACTACTCATGTAGTGGTCAGCCCCATCCTCATTATTAGGAGGAACGGGACTGACTGCTCCAGGAGATAGTGGTTCTGTGTCCTCTATTGAGAACCCAAATAATTTAGACATTATTACAAACTAACTTTGGTCTGATCTATTTATGAGATCATTCAGCAGAGTTATCTGGTGCCCAATATTGAACTTGGAATTCAACAGTGAAGTCTTCAATGGTATCTGAACTATCGTAAGAAAGTTCAATTGCAGAAATATTAGTTGGGAAAATTCCGTAGAACTTATACTTCTTAGCAACTTCCAGTCCTTCACCATACTTACCATTTGCAGCAGTAGGCAGTCTCTTGAACTGCTTAACTACAGCATCAATTTGATAATCTGCTGGGTTTGTTGCACCAGATCCATCACCATACTGACCAATCAGTTGCATCCATCTTTCCATTGCACTACGAATAACAAAATCATTATCATTAATGACGGTGACAGTCCAGGTCTCAAATGTGCGATCTCCTGCAACCTTGAAGATTCTACCTCTAAAAGGAACATCAATTGATGCTACAGTAGATGCAGGAAGTTGTGCTGCTTTACAAAGAACTGAGAAGTTGGTTGAATCATAACCCTCTTCACCTGCTCCAGGGAAATCAGTGATGTCCACTTGGAATAGATTGGGGCGGGCACCGCCCCCGATCAGAGTTGATTTAAAATCTTCGATTGAATGTGCCATTTTTTAATCCTCCTTTTGTTATTTAGATAATGTTATCAAACTCTGCCAACTACTTCTTCAAAGCTAACACCAGTACGGGTTGCTACGAAGGTAAGTGTTACATAGTTAATCGACTTAGCAGGCTTCAGGAAGATGTCTGCTCTAAACTCATTATTATCAATAACATCTGGAGTGTTGTTTGTGCTGTCGCAAACAACCATGAATCCATAAAGTCCTCTCTTTGCCTGAATGTCACGGAGGTATGGTTCAACGATGTTTCTGAAGTTTGCTCTGGTTAACTCATCATTGAGTTCAAAGAGTTGAGCTTGTGCTGCTCTTTCCAGTGCTTGTTCAATAGTGAGGAACAAACGACGGACGTTGATTCTGTCGAATGCAGAGGCATATCCGAGTGCAGTCTTATCACCGAAGAGGAGTGTTCCGATACCAGGTGTAGTGACAAAGGAGTTGATTCTTGCAGGATAGAGACGATCTCTTTGTGCTTTGTTGGGGTTATATGCAAGTTTGATTGCATTGTTGATAACACCACGTTGCTGACCGGCAGGTGAGAACCAAGGATAAGCAACAATTCCAGTTCTGGTCATCAGACCAGCAACATCAGCATTCGTTGGAACATAACGGAATTCATTATTAAATCTATCAAAGGTGTACTTATAACCACTGTCAAATACTGCATAAGAAGAAGATGCCAGTGAACTGAAGTACTTAATTAAGTTATCAGTCTGAGTGTTTGTGTTTGTCTCACCAACAAGACTTCCTCTGTGAGGACCGACTGTTGCCACACAATCTTTTCTTTGATTTGCAATAGAAATGATATAGTTTGCTTTTGCTTGTGACTTTGCTTCAGTATCGCAACCAGGTCCCATGATAATATAATCAACTTCAATCTCATCTTTATTTGAGAAAAGATCATATGAAGTGATTAATTTACCCAGATCTGCCTTCATTGAACTTGTGCCATAATCAGCACCACCTTTAAAGGTATATGTTACATTACCCAGTCCAGCAAAAGTTACACCCTGAGCATCCAGACCCCAGAGTCCATCACCAGTTGATATTGGAGTGAATCCTGAATCAAATCCAGTTGCTCTTGGAGTTGTTCCATGTACTGCATCTGCTTCAGATGATGGATTATCACCTGCATATACATTATCAGAGAAATCTGCAAGATAATCCTTATAATAAATTCTCTGAGGAGCATTTACATTGGAGATAGCATCTGCTGCTTTAGACAGGTTAGTATGCTTCTCAATGATGTTGCCCTTAATTCCAGTTACGGAACCAGTGTCATCAACAACAACAACGTGAAGACCATCATTCTTACCTTGCCTATCACTTACATAGACATTGGTTAAAGGTCTTGGTGCAATTGACTTCCAGTAAACAGTTCCATTAGTAAGACCAAGAGTTTGTTGATCATACCAGTCAACTGCAGTCGCAACTAGTTGATTTGTTACTTCATTCCCAGAGGAATTCATAATATAAACAGTATCTGAAGTATCAAACGATGCTACAGATGATGCTTCAGCATAATCAATATTAGTTTCTGTACCACCAACTGTTACTAATCTGCTGAATGTAACAGCAATTCCACTAGTAATAGCAGAACTAATTGTACTTGCAAGAGATACCGAGTTTGTACCTACACCAGAAATAGATAAATTATTTAATCCTGGTGCAGTCAATGTATCTAAAGTACTAAGTCCAGCAACACTATCAACTAAAACAATATCAGTTCCAATACCTGCTGTTGATGATGCATTAGTATTGAGTGTCGTATTATATTGAGTTGTTGCTGCAGATACTCTTGAAGTAATTTTTACATCAATTGTGCTATTTGAATTTGTAGCATCTGTAGTTACACCAGTAATAATTCCTTTTAGGTGTCCAGTAAATGTTGAAGTGGTTCCATCAGCATTTGCAATAGTTTCACCATTTAAGGAAGCAGTTACTCCCATTCCAACTTCAATACCAAGACCAGCAAGATTCGTTGTGGTAATTCCAAGAGTTTGGTCTGCTAAATTATCAATAGTGCAAACTTTCAGATCATTTGCCCATGTGCCAGGATTCTTTGCTGCGTAGGTGAATGTTGTGTTGGTGGAATATGTTGTAGAGTAGTCGTCGTAGTTCTTGATTTTAATCGACGTTGATTCTGATCCACTACCTGCGTTTGCATTCTTCAGGTCATCGTCATCAGTTCTTACTACCTTCAGAACTCCTCCATAAGAAAGGAAAGAAGATGCACTCATCCAGTATTCGTACTGTGAGTCAGTTGAAAGAGGCTTACCAAATACATTGATAAGTTCTTGCTCAGTAGTGATGTCAATTGCGTCGTCAACAGGTCCAAGTGCAAAAGGTCCAGCAATTGCACCAATATTATCTAATACATTATCAGCTCTTCCTACTGTTAAGTCAACCTCCCTGACCAATACGCCTGGAGATAATTGAGGAGTCGCCATGTTTTTGTTCTCCGAAGTCTCAGTTTATCTGAAAATATTTATTAAAATTAGTGTTTTCGCAGGGGAAACGTGACGTGAACTACCAATCTGGATATTCCCACCGATTATCGCAAGTCTTATTCTTCATTATCCTTTTTATCGTACAATCTTTACATTCATAAGAATATGAAGATGCTACTGGACCTCTATCCTTTCTGGTTCTGTAGAATCCATCGACAAGATTTTTTGTTTCCCCACAAACTCTACACTTTCTATCCTGCAGTAGAAGATGACCAAGTTTTATTT